TGGTTTCGTGCCTGTCCTGCTCCTAAGAGCCCACAACGGCCGTATCGTTGTGCACACAAGTGTGTGGGTGGTTGCTAGATTCGCTCTCTAGCTGAGCACCTACTGAGTAGGATTTATGGTGTGATTGCCACGTTCGTCAAGATCGGTACGTTGACGAAGAAGACAAAATCAAAATCGGGGCCAGTTGCATACCACGTCGTCAGGTTTGACATTGTGTTTGTAGCAGTGGCGGTTTTGACATCGCGCCATTCGGCCTCCCACCAATCGCTGTTCGCACTGGTAAGCGTGTCCTGGTTGTTGTACTCCGTGAAAGGGTTAAACAACTGAAAAGACGAGCTTGAGTAGTACGGCAACTGGGCTGAGAGGCCTGTGTTGGTGAGTGTGTTCGTGAGTGCCATTCCTGCGACACCGGACGATATGCCACTGTTTGACGACGCAGCGTTGACCGAAGTCGACTGAGACTGATCGTACATCACGTTGGCTCGACACACTCGAGAAGCTGCATTCAACGTCTCTCCATTCGAGATACGTTGCACCTGCAGCGTGTTGGTGGTGTTCATGCGGTTGTCTTGATCAAGGTTGAACGTGACATTCACAGAACCCTTGTACCCGACAAAACAGGCACCAATGCTGATGATGGGGTGGAACTTGCTGTAGTTCACTTTTTGACCCGCACCAGAGCTAGTAGTGCCTGTCCACCAGCCGTTATTGTACACACCAGGTGGCAATGGTATGCGCTTCAAAGGCACAATGGTCCGGTAAAACCCATCGTTGCCTGAGCCAATGGGTAACCAAACACGATGAGAGACGCTGCTTCTATGCAGCACCTCCCTGAAGCTAGTGACTTTCTCACCAAAGACCTCCTTGTAGAGATCGTCCAGCTGCTGCTTGCCTGCAAACTGGTGTGCTTCAGCGTCGTCGTCGTAGACGACCTTACTCTGTGCCACTGACGTGGTGAGCGCACTGAGCCCCATGATGTTAGAGCCCTTAGTGGAAGGAAACTCGCGGGGTGCTGCGAGTTGCATGTCCTCGTGTGCGCTGACAAAAACGAGCAAAGTTGCTGACGAGCTTGGTTCCGGTGCGGTCAGTCTGTTGACGACACGCACGGAGAGTACGCCATTGGCACCGGAGATCGTGCCTGTGGGCGTGGCCGACGTGGACCAGTACACGGCAGCGTCCTTGTCCAGAACGGGCATGTTCAGGAACTGAGGTGGCTGCATGTATGGCACCTCAAACGAGCATTCGCTCTCCTCGTCCAAGTCCATCACGGTGGTAAACGTGTTGGGGTTACCAACCGTCGGACCCTGCGATAGATCTCCTGTGCCACGGTCCCACGAGATCTGAATACGACCTCGATGATATGGTGACCGCACGAGCTTGAACGTGTACTTGATGGTACCTCGCCAATACTGGAAGTGATTCGCAGCATAGCTCAGGGGCGTGTGAGCAATTTGTCCAGTGGCTATCTGGAACATTGCTGGTGTGACAACAGTCGTGAAGAGTGGTGAACCTGGGACAAGGGTGGTGTCCCAAAGTGAGCCGACAACAAAGCTGCTGCGACCGGTGAAACGACTCAGAACGAGGTCGTCCTCGCCTAGACCACCATGTTGCGCGCTACCAACAGCCGTCTCCTGCTTGGGCTGCAATGATAGCTTGTGTACAGGCTCTGAGATAGCCGTGCTCGCTAGCTGGAAAGGCACCTGCTTCATGGGCGCCACGTCAGCAACGTTGGGCACATTTGTGAACCCGAAGAACGACGCAACGTCGCCAATTGCCGAAGAAGCCATCTGTGTTGCCAGCGCGTAAGGCCTGAGCAGTGGCACTGTTGACAGCTTGCCAGCGATGCCAGCAACTGCTGATGCTACACCGCTGATCTGCCCATCATGTCTAAATCCCGACTGCATGATAGGTCGATCCGTAGGCCCCGAGAGCATGACATCCTCTGCCCAGGCATAGACCTGTATGTCCAGGTTCGTTGAACTCGAGCCGTTAGCACTAAGCAACGGAACGTACTGGATGAGGTCAATCTTACCGAACCCTGTAAGATTTGCCAACTGTGTGATGTCGACATAAGGGTATGGGAAGAGAAATGGGAGCTCCATCTCGGCAGTGGACATGTTCTGGTTCTCCAACCAGACGTGTGGCTTTTGTGAAGCTGCCACGAGCTGCAAGTTGATGGGACCGGTGGCTGTGTCTGGGCGCCAACCGGTAAGCGGCGTGTATGCCGCAAGCATGCTTCCATAGTAAAAGGGCGAACCGTTCACCAGGAACTTCAGCTTAAGGTTTGCCCGCAGGAGCGAGTAACCTTTCAACTTGGCCACCATGTTGCCGTCGTTAAAAAACAACGACCACGGCGTGAAAGTCAACTTAACCCCATTTGCGGCATTCTCTGGCCACACGTAGGACTGAATCAACTTTGGACGACTAAGGTACTTCCCTAGGTCCTGGTGCATATTCATGGACTTCGCGATCGAGCTCGACCAGGCAGGAAGATCCACGTGCACACTCTCTGGCTCGTTCTTGAAGACGACTGTCTCTTGCACAACATCCGTGCTAACACCACCGTTGGTCGATGGGTTGACGGCGTCATAGACTGTGTCACTCTGAAACACAAACTTCTCCCTCCACTGTGTGATCTTCGCTTCTTTGTGCGCCTTGTGGTGCAACTGTTTGATGGCTTTCTCTACTGCGGGCAGGGCCATTTCCTTGCGCCCACAGGAGTTTGTGGTGTTTTTATTTGTGTTTTGCTTGCTGAGGAATGTGTTGTCGGTCTGAAGAGCCTCCACTGACTTCTTCGACTTACGTGCTCTTTTGGGGGACAACCGGACCCCTACGTCAATACGCTCTTCGGAGGAACACTCCATGGTGGTCGATCCCCAGCAGTCCACTCTCCAGGAAGTCTGTAGCACGACTTCTTCATCCTGGCAGTAACTACTGCTGGTTCGAGTGATTTCGGCATCATCGCCGGGCATCAACATCCGAGCCCGCAGCTTTGGTGAGGCGTTCCAGAACCTCCGGCACATCTGGGACCACGTTGGACGCGGCATCTCCTTGAACCGAAACTTCTGTTCGTCACTCACTTGTAGGGAATCAATCAGCGCTGCAATCTGATCGAAAAACGCCCTACCGTGGAAAAAAGCCTCTGCTTGTGCGGATGCAACCGCGCTAGCAAGCTGTTCTTCCTGGCTCGAAGAGTTCGACGGGATCGTATACAGAAGCATCTTGTAGATACTCTGACGATCTAGTGCCGCAACCATAACGCCTGGGAAACTCTCATGCTCAACAAACACCCGCTTAAGGAAGGAAACCTCCCGCCAGCTGATATATGGAACAGAAACCGCAAGCTTGTCAGCCATTGTGTACGTGATGCCAATGTCACGAAAAACACTTTGGATGGTAGTGTGGTTGTACTCTGGTACGTCCGGGTGGACCTTGAGGTAGACATCATCACCAAGCGTATTGCGCTTGACCATGCTGAAGAACTCGAGGCCACTCTCGTACATTGTCGCGTAGCCCGTGCGACCAACCCGGAGCATCACGTAAGCATACATGTGCAAGAGCTGGTTGCAGATGCAGTTGAAGAACGTGGTGAGCTGGTGCCCAGACACCTCGCCACCTAGCAACGTTATCAACGTTCCGAAGAAGTCGATCGTAGGGTTGGTGGTGTCGGCAAGCAAGGTCTCAAAGGCTAACTGGTCACACTCATCGTAGTTGCCGCTACGACGCGTGAGCCCGGCTAGCACATAGGACGCTTCATTTGACAACAAAAGACCGAGCACAGACTCGAAGGCCTGAAAGTCACCTGCAACCCAGTTGTCACCTGGTAGCTCGTTGGCAAGTTCCAAAAGGTCGTTCCACTCTTCAGAGTGCGTGTTCAGTCCGACAGCGATCCCAAAAAGGTCACGCCGCCGCACCATCACGCGCGTTAGTCCAAGCGTGTACATCCTCATTGCTGTCAAAAATGCCACTGGACACATGTAGATCACTCTGGCCTTCCCAGCAGCGACCTTGGCCAAACTAAGCATCTCGTCCTTCATGCTCGAGGTGTAGATGGCGTGGGGGCGAATGCCTAATCTCGCGTTGTCAACGATCTTGTCAACCTCAACGAGAACCACATCATCATAATACCTGAAACAGTGCCACTCGGCAAACTCCTCTGGCTCACTCAAGTACTGAAGCTTGGGTCCCCTAAAGCCATGGCCACCCGAAGTTGTGAACTTCTGGGAGTCAACGTTAGGGACACCTGGGTATCCATTCACAGCCACCTCGATAGGCACTGGATGGATGTCTTCCCAGTCCTTGTCTTCAAGTCCAGTGCTGAAATGCTCAAGCATAGCATCCGCGCACGCACGGAGCATGAGCTCATTCATGCTATGCGTGGGCTGCAAATAGTTGGTGAGAACCTTCTGTGCTTGCTGCCACGGGTGCGCAATGGGAGCTGCCATACGGTCAGTGATCTCAGGTGTGAACTGGTCACCGACTTGCAACACCTGCTTAGCAAACGGTGTCTTGCGGCCGGTGAACTTGGCTCGTGGGATGAAACCTTTGAGCTGTCCATGCACCATCAAGTGCCCTGTCGGGTGGAAGTCTGTGTATAGCTTGTCACGAGGCAACAAATCGACAAACGACGTCTTCACCTGAGCGACAGTGCCACAAGGCTCCAAACTGCCAATGGTCACCATGCGACCCGGAGTCGTGTCATCGGCATACACGGGGATGGAGTAGGCCACGTTCTTGCTGGCGGAATACCCACAGTGCATGCCCACAATCACACAACCTAGGGGCGAGTGAACGAGCAAGACGCTACCGCAGTCACCATAGTCCGTAGGACGCGATGGGGTGACAACCCACGCATTCATGTAGACGTTCGGTGCGCCAATCATGCCATTGAGCGTCTCGCGGTGGGCGCCGACACATGGTCGGACCTCAAGCTCACCATTCTCGAGCTTCTTCACGTAGCAGCTTGTACCAACACTCTTGTATCCCCGCTTTGGGAAAAGGTGTCTGATATCCTTAAATCTACGTGGAAGCGCATGAGTTGTGATAAAGCACAGGTCACGCTCGTACTCTCTCTCAAGCATGTCTTCTGTCACATCGATACGGACTGAAGGCTGAATGCCATCCTTCGTCTTTGGCCCAAGCCAGATCTCTACCACCCCCGGCTTCTCCAGGAAGTGGTTGTTGATCATGATGGTCTCATTATCGATGATGACAACACGTGTCATTGCTGTCCCCATCATACCGTCCTTGCACACGCGTGTTTCAGCATAGAACAAGTTGTGACGTAGGGCATCAATGGCCTGATCGACGTTGAGAGGGCGTCGAGGGTTGACATCAAGACGTGTGATGTTGCGCTCAGCGACAGTCCAAACATTCGTCTTCTCATCACCACGAACAATCGGCTTCCGGCCAACCGCGCTAAGGTCAGCTTGTGGCACACAGTCGGTAACAAGGTACGACATGTCCTCAACCAACTCTTCACACTCCTCTAGCTTCTTAGGCTTGGTGAACATTTTGTACATGGTCATGGCAGTGACCACAAGTACGCCAGTCGCACACATGCTCAAGAGCAAAACAACGAACTTGTTCTTGCCGGCGAGTAGCTGGTCGTAGTGACGACCAGTGCGCTCAAGAGTGCGCCGCGCACCATCCGAAACTGCTCGCTTGGCAACCTTGTGAACGGCCCACCTGATGGCAGAAAAGCCAGCCAGGTAGTTGCACGTTGCGTGCACCCAAGGGCGCTCAAAGTAGAGCACGGCACACCAAGCCATAGTCTCACGACACCACGTGCTCTCACTTGGAGTGAGCATATCACTGGCGCGGAAGAGCGTAGCGTCGCGCACCTTTGGCGCGTAGAATGTGACGTAGCGGTTAGCCGCTTTGACGATGTCCTTCATAGGCCACCCTTCAGAAATGCACTGTGGGGCCTTGTGGTAAAGGAAATCGTCAAGCACCGCAAGCTCGTGTTCATCAAGCTTCACAACAACAAATTCCATGATCTTGGATTTGAGAGCGCTCAACTGTCCTTGAATGAAAAAACAAGGGGCACCACGGGTGGGCTCAAAATCGAGGTACTCATCATCACCATCCGAATCAAGGCGCTGGGAAAAGGCATCTTCGGTGAGCACGTCCAGGCGTTGTCGTGGCGACATTGCTCTGAACGTGATGATGCTCTTCTCGATGTCGGCCATCAAGATGTCTAGGTGCTCATCGTTGCGTTCAGCATCAGGCTGCAAGTGCGCCCCGACCGAAGGCTCATCAAAGAGCTGCTTGAAGTATGCCGTCTCAGGCCCCTTCAAGTCTAACTTAGTCTTCAGTGCACGACGGCGCATGACGAACTTGACGACCCAATCGTTGTGTGACACGTCGTGAACATCGGCCTTGGCGCCTGATTGCACGGGCACATGGACATCACCAAAGAGGAAGCCTCGAACTGGAGTTTCACCAACCCCGCACTGACAAATGCTCATTGGGAGCTTGCACTCGCAAAGCTTCTCAGGGCCAATACCGGAAACGGTGGCCATAAGCTTGTCCTGGTTGGCAATGTGCGCTTCATACACACCTGCCATGTAGGTGAGAAGCTCAGCGTAGTTCTGGCACTCCTTCACGAGCTCGAACGCGCCTTTGCCTCCATCAACAAGCTTGGGCTTGCAAACCTTGAACGTCCACAAATCAGGGTACTGCTCGCCGGCAGGAATCTTACTCGCATCAATGCGAGTCTCACCTGCAACGCGATAAGCTTCCTTGACAGTGGGCTCAAT